GTGGTCCTTGGCACGTGCATCTATTTTGCCCAATTTCACAGCAGCATCCACTAGCCCAACTGCCTCCTCTTTTTGGGCAGCCTTTTCGGCCAGTTCGCGATCAGCCTTCTCTTGTTTCAGCTGAGTGTTTTCAGCCACCAATTCCTTTGCTTTGGCTTCAAGTTCAGCCTCACTGGCATCATTACCCAAACCCAATGCTAATGCAATTAATTTCATTTGTTTGTTGTTTTTGTTTGACAATAATTTAACAGGACATTCGCTTTCATTATTAGCAGATAGAGTTATCAGCTTACCCTCTTTGTCGTAGAGAGCCACTCCCAGAGCATTGTCGTTGCTGCCAATGTCAACTATGGAAACCTCTTGTAACTTAGATTTCAAAACTGTAGCTCGTCTCTGACCAGGTTTTATCCATTCAACATCTTCGCTTTCTTCAATTACTCGAAGTCCAGCGGAACCCATGTTCAAGAAACCAGATTCCCATTTGGATTCTATTTGCTTGGCAAATTCATCTCCCTGGTCAAATACTGGAAGTCCTGACAATACTCCATTCTCAACCTTCAAGTCCACAATCCTGCCAATGGGCAATATCTCGTCTTTGCGACCTACCCATGGACGATTGTGCATCCATAATAATATAGGATTGCGTTTGTACTGCGACAAATCTATGCCGTCAGTTTTCACCCAAAACCCATATGAGTTCAAACTCTCATCAGAAATAACTAAGCGTCGTGCCATATCAATTTGTATTAGGCTTCAAAGTAACAACAGCTATTTCGATTTAATCCATTTTATGCGGTTATGCCGCATACTTATACGGTATAACCGCATAGTTATGCGGTATAACCGTACGATTTCAAAAAAACAATGCTAGAAACATCATATTTGCAAAAAAATTATTATGGCAAAACAAACATTGCAGCAAAAACGTGAATTTGCTAAAATGCTATACCTGAATCACGACGGTATTACACAAAAAGAGATAGCACAACGTGCAGGCGTTTCCGAAGTTACCATTGGAAGATGGATAAAGAATGAAAAATGGGAAACACTAAAAGTATCGCTACTCACAACCAAAAGCGAACAACTAAGCTTACTATACAATCAGCTGGCAGCACTCAATGACACTATCAGAAACCGAGACGAGAAATTCGCCTCTACCAAAGAGGCAGACACTATTATAAAGATTACGGCCGCCATCAAGAACTTGGAAGTAGAAACATCTATAGCCGAAAAGGTCGAAACCGCACAGCAGTTTCTAAAGTTTGTAAGAACCACTTCCAGCATCGACACATCAAAGAAAATAGCAAGCCTATTTGATGCATTTATAAAATCACATCTATAATATGAAGCCAAAAGATAGAAGTGCCCTTAAAGAATGGGAAATATATTACTCACAATTCATAGCCGATGTTGAGATTGATGCCAACGAAAGCGATGCCGACAAACACAAACGCATTGCAAGACTAGAAGCCAATCCAGAAGAATGGTTCAAATATTACTTCCCAGCCTACTACACATCAGAACCAGCACCTTTTCACAAAAGAGCCACAAAGAGGCTACTCCAAAACAAACGCTGGTATGAGGTTAGAGCATGGAGCCGTGAGCTGGCAAAATCAGCCAGAAGTATGATGGAGTTTTTGTACCTGGCACTTACAGGCGAAACCAAAAATATACTACTTGTTTCAAACAGCTCAGACAACGCCAAAAGACTACTATTACCGTTCCAACTACAATTAGAAAGAAACCTGCGTATAACCAACGACTACGGCTCACAGATGCAAATAGGCAACTGGGAAGATGGCGACTTCACAGCCAAATGCGGATGCTCATTCAGAGCTTTGGGAGCTGGACAATCGCCCAGAGGTACAAGAAATGAAGCCAAACGACCAGACGGCATCATTATAGACGATATAGACACCGATGAAGAGTGCCGAAACCCGGAACGAATAAAACAAAAATGGGAATGGATAGAACAGGCACTTATACCCACAGTTTCCATTTCGGGTAATATTCGTATTCTTTTCAATGGAAATATCATTGCAAAAGATTGCACCATTACCAGAGCTGCCAAATTTGCCGATAAGTTTGACGTTATTAATATTAGAGACAAAAACGGCAAAAGCACCTGGCCACAAAAAAACTCCGAAGAAGATATAGATTTTGTACTATCCAAAATAAGCACCAAATCGGCACAGCAGGAATATTTCAATAATCCCATTTCAGAGGGCGAGACCTTCAAGGAACTCACATGGGGCAAAACCCCACCTCTAAGAAGCTTCGAAACACTAATATGTTATGGCGACCCTGCACCGGCGAATAGTAAAGCCAAGGCGAACTCATTCAAAGCACTATGGCTCATTGGCAGACACCAAGGAGCATTTTATATCATTAAAGGTTTCTTAGACCATGTTACAAACTCTGAATATGTAGAGTGGTACTTCCGATTGAGAGAATTTGTAGGCGAACAAACACAAGTCTATTACTATATTGAAAATAATACACTTCAAAACCCTTTCTACGAACAGGTATTCCTGCCATTATTTAGCAAAATTGGGCAAGAGTACGGCTATGTTATGCCCATAACACCAGACCAGCGACGAAAACCCGACAAATTCTCACGTATAGAGGGGAACCTCGAACCGCTCAATCGCTTGGGCAAACTAATTTTCAATTCAGCACAAAAAGAAGATCCACATATGATGCGATTGCATGAGCAATTCCTACTCATTAATCCAAGACTAAACGCACCTGCCGACGGTCCCGACTGCGTGGAGGGGGCTGTGTGGATAGCTCAAAACAAACATTTTACTGGCAAAAGCCAAATTAGCACCGGGAAGAATAGTATCAACACAAAAAGATTTTAAAACATGTTTATAACAATTGATGAACTCAAAACGCATCTACGTTCCGAATCCATGGCAAGCATCATTCGCAATGATGAAACACTGGCACAAGCCGCCATTGATGGAGCCATTGCAGAAGCAAAAGGATATCTATCCAGATTTGATGCAAATTTGATATTTCAAGCCATAACAGACGACAGGCATCAGCTATTAGTAATATTTGTAAAAGATATAGCTGTGTGGCATCTTGTAAACCTTGTTAATCCTAATATTGACCTGCGACTTCGCAAAGAGCGATACGATAGAGCCATTAAATGGTTAGAAGGAGTGCAAGCTGGAATGATAGTACCAGACCTACCACTGGCAACCGACGAAAACGGAAGCACTACTGCAGACATAATTAAGTATGGTGGAAACCCCAAAAGAAATCAACATTATTAAAAATGAGCACAAAAAGAGACATTCTAACACAAATAGAGCTGAAACCAGCCAATCGCAATGTGGTGGACATCAGCACATGGAGAACCGCACTAAGAAGTGCAGACAGAAACAATAGAACCAGACTCTACGACCTATACGAGGACCTACTTCTGGACAACATATTGGCAGATGCCATAGACAAAAGAATATCAGCCATTACAAATGCTGATATAATGTTTGTGGATAAAGACGGAAAAGAGAACGATATCATATATGAACTGATGAAAACAGAAGCATTTGAGGATATGCTCCGAAACATAATGCTATCCAAGTTCTACGGCTTCTCATTGCAACAAATAGACCTACCCGACTATCAGTCCCATCTTATACCATTCAAACACGTGGAACCGTCCAAATCGGAAATATTGTTTGATGTACAGGACGAAAGCGGTTACGACTATTCGCAAGATGACAGATTTATATTTGCTGGCAAAAAAGATGGCGATTTTGGATTGATACTCAAAGCTGCACCTTTTGTTATTTACAAACGAGGTGGCTTTGGCGATTGGGCTGAGTTCTGCGAAGTATTCGGAATGCCGTTCAGAGTGGGCAAATATAACTTGCACGACGAGGCTACTAGAATGGAGCTAGAAAACTCGTTCCGAAATCAAGGTGGCAACTCGTGGATGACTGCACCCGAAGGCACAGCTGTTGAAGTTCACGACAACAGCAAATCTAACAACGGCGAACTATACGACAAATTTCGTAACGCCTGTAACGAAGAAATACTTATCGGAATCTTAGGGCAAACAATGACAACCTTAGACGGTGCTTCACGAGCACAGGGCGAAGTGCATTTAGAAGTGCAAACCGAAAAACACAAAGCCGACAAAAGGTTTGTGGCAAGAATCCTTAATACACAATTTATAAACCTACTTATAGCACGTGGATATAATGTTGAAGGTGGTGAGTTCTCGTTCACCGAAACTGGCAAATCTATTTCGCTAAATGATAGAATACTGATAGACGAACGTCTAAACTACCTTATTGATATTCCCGAATACTACTTCTACGAAACCTACGGCATACCAAAACCCGAACAAAGCAACAAAACAAAAACAAAGGCAAAAGAAGAGCCTAAAGAAGAATCTCCAAGCAACCAAAGCAAAGAACCTGAGAAAAAAGAGTTAGCTCACAAAAGCTCGTTCTGGGAAAAGCTATCAAGTTTTTTCGTAGAAGCCCTCGACAGGAGGGCTCCTTTGAAGTTTTAGCAGATAATCTATTTGGACAAACATGTTCCATTTGCAACGACATCGCTTTATCAAAGAAAGATGATTTGTTCATCGGAATTACCGAAGAGCAAATAAACCAAGCTCTGAAAAATATCTACAACAGAGTTGTGGACACTACCAAGGAGATAGAACCTACGCTATTCAAGCATGCACAACAAAACCTCAATAAAAGTGTCGATATGGCTTTTGGCAGTGTGGAGTTTGGAACACCAGATTACGACTTTGTAAACCAGCTCAAAAACAACAATGCTGTATTTGCAGCTTTCAAAACACACCGTGAGCAAAACGACCTAATACCCAAACTCTGGGACGACAAAGGCAAGCTACGCTCCTTTGAAGAGTTCAAGAAAGCAAACAAGCACATTGTGTCAAAATATGACCATTGGCTAAGAACCGAATACAACACCGCCGTTGTACGTGCCAGGAATGCATCAAACTTCAAGAAGTTCAACAGAGATGCCGACCTATACCCAAACTTAGAATGGCTACCAAGCACCAGTATAGAACCACGAGACGAACACAGGAAGTTCTACGGATTGGTACTACCAATAAATGACCCATTTTGGCAAACACATTATCCCGGCAATCTCTGGAACTGCAAGTGTGGCATAACCAATACCGACAAAGAACCAAGCAAACGCACACCCACAGCAAACTACACACCGCCACAAGGTTTGGAAGAAAACCCTGCAAGCAGTGGAGCATTGTTTAGCAACAAAAATATGTATGTAAAAAACGCATATAGGGGAGCTGAAGAAGCGGTGGAAAGACATGTAAGAAAAGAAATCCTAAATGATGCAAAAGAGGTTTTACGCGACTATAGAAATAGCCTGCCTGAACACAATGGAATAACCCTCTCTAGCGACAAGCTTATAACTGGTGAAATAAAAATACTTCGCAAAAGTGTTAGAGAGGTAGGAGCTCACATCAAAGATGTTCAAGTATATAATTATTTGCCAAATATAGAAAAAGAGTTGGCAAACTGGAAATATGAAGGCTGGAATAATTGTAAAAAAGACAAGAAAGGAGAAGAAGGAAAAACAAAACACAACGAATCTGATTTCTTTTTGTACTATACTGCTGAAATAGGAGGTGTCAAAAGATACTTTAGCGTTATGTGGCACAATCACTACAACACAGAAACACTTTACTGCATAACAAATAGAATGGATGATATTAAAAAGGGATTGCCTCCAGAAATAAAAAAGAGGTTTGAAAAAAATAAAAAAGAGGTTTGAAAAACGTCTATTCAGGATATGTCCCCCGCGCGAATGATATTCAAACCTCAATTGCAAATATACAACAATCCAACACCCAAAGTCAAGTAATTAGCAAAGAAAAATGACACCAGAAGAATTTCAAAAGCGTTTAAAGGCAAAAGAAAGGGAACTTAAAAAGTTCATAAACGATGATTTGCCACGACATTTGGGTAAGTTGGCAGTTGACCATTTTAAGGACAATTTTCGCAAAGGCGGATTTGTTAACAATGGGTTAATAACATGGGACAAACCAAAACGTTTCAGCGAAACCGGAATTACACCACAAAAATATGGCACTTCTAAGTGTCACCAACGAACTATTCAACAGTATCAACTACGATGTGAAAGGCAATACTGTTATTATACGCTCCGACAAAGAATATTCAGCAATACACAACTGGGGCGGAACCATACACAGCCAAGTGCCAGTTACGCCAAAAATGAGAAAATTTGCTTGGGCTATGCATTACCAGCAATCTCCCAAACTTTGTATGTTCTATTTTATCCACACCTACAAGGTCGGAAAGACCTTGTAGGTGTGTGGTTATTATTAGGTTGTATCGACGTTTTTTCTTTCAATCCTACAAGGTTTTTGAAACCTTGCAGGATGTTATTATCCTTTTCATCATTTTGAACAAATTGCCATTGTTTTCGGTTTTCTACTTTAAAATATAAAATTATGAGTGGAAAATTTAAAGAGATAATAGGTGGCGATACGCCTGTTTTGGTCGATTTTCATGCCACTTGGTGTCAGCCTTGCAAAATGCAATCTCCAATTTTGCAGGAATTGTCGGCGGAGATGGGCGAGAAAATTAGAGTTCTGAAAATAGATGTGGATAAAAATCCTGCTGTGGCACAAGCATATAGAGTTCAGGGTGTTCCTACTTTAGTGATTTTTAAAAAAGGTAAAATTGTTTGGCGAAATTCAGGCGTACACAGCAAGGAACAGCTAAAGGGTATTTTAAATCAATTTCTAAATTAGCACATTGAGCATCAAATTTTTGATGTGGATTTTATATAATTAGTTTTATTTTCATAACTTTGCTCTATGAACGGAGACCCAAAGTTATACAAGATCTTAGAAGAGTGGCAAATACCATTCGAGTATATGGAGCATCCGCCTGCACCCACCATAGAGATTGCTATGCAGTATTGGGAAGGGCATGATGCCACACATTGTAAAAATATTTTTTTTAGAAACCATAAAGGAAACAGACACTATTTGGTCATAATAGATTGTCATCAAACGTTGAGTATCAGCGATTTAGAGAAAAGGCTGAAGCAGGGAAAGTTGACCTTTGCATCGGAAAAAAGATTGCAAAAATATTTGAATTTAACGCCCGGCTCTGTAACTCCTTTGGGTTTGATAAATGATACAGAAAATCATGTTTATGTCTTTTTCGACAAAAATCTTTTAAATGGTAAACGCATAAGCTTTC